CGAGACGATCCCGCCTTACGAGATCTACCAATCACAACTGGCAGACGGAATCCAGTCAGGCTCGGCCGGCATTGGCATGGTCGCCCCAGCTATGCTGGGTAGGCGACCACCAATGGGCGAGACTGGATTCAGGCTGACAGTTGATGATTGGTTCAGATCTCTTGGCGGGTTGGGTCGTCTCTTTGGTTAGGTGTGCTATGTCAATGCTAGCAAATGTGGACTTGTCGAGGTTCTGCCAACATCTTTTCTCGCAGTCTGATGTTGTTGTGGAGCATGAATATACTTGAGGTATATCCCCCCTATCCTGCGCGTGTTGCAATGCGCCGCGCAACGTCCGTCAGTGCAGCAGTCAGCAGACTGCTGTGCTGTCGCAACGGCCGCCACTAACTAATTGCCACGCGCACAGAACAGGTAATGAAGGGCTGAGTGAGATATATTTGCATTTAGTGAGTTGACATAGGGTTGACAATTCGGCAAGTCAGGGGGGGAACACAAGGGGGGGCAACAGTCAGGTGTGAGTATGACAGAACTAGCTAGACCATTAACAGGTAAACAGATGGCTCTTGTAGATACGCTCGTAGCTGATGGATGTAGCATCAAAGAAGCGGCTGGCAAAGCCGGATACGCTGAAGGCGAAGCCGGAAGAGTGAGTGCCAGTAAGGCTTTGCGGCAGCCGCATGTGCAGCAGTACATGATGCTGAGAGTGGGTGAGAGCCTCGGTCTCAATGCTACTGTAGCTGCCTCTAAGCTGCTTAACTTAGCTCGTGGAGCTAAGTCCGAGTATGTCCAGCTCGAAGCGAGCAAGGACATACTAGATCGTGCTGGCTTCAAGCCAGCCGATAAGCAGCTGCATATGCACGCTGGGGAAATTAAGGTTAGTATAGACCTCGGCTAGGCCGTGGGGGGGTCCAAAAGACGGCACGTCACTGTCACTAGTAGTACCCCACAGACATTATAGGCAAAAAAGGCTCGATCATGTGTACAGGCGGAGATCCCGGCGGGGGAACATCAGAAAATTTGAATCCACCGAGGGTTCGTCTGGCTCCTGCTAGGGGAGTTAGTGGTCCTGCCTCTGCCAAGCAGCGTGAGGTTGGTGTGAGTTACAAGCCTTCTAGTGGCATAAGTCCGGGTGCTGTTCGTGCGATCACTGGCAGTTATTCTAAAAGCAGCCCTCTTAGTGACGTAGCTGTTGGTAACATTGCTGGGCGTTCTGACATTACCAAGGAGCAGCTTGGTGATTTACAGACTAGGGCGACTGTAGGCACTAGGGGTTTAGGTGGGGCTGGCACTATTGGCGGTATATTGAACACTATTGGCACTGCCTCTGCTGCTCGTTTGTTGGACAAGATCAAGAGTGACACGCCTACTGCTGGCAAGCTGGGTGACAAGCCTAGCTACAGTGTGAAGCCTGTGACGACCAAGACTGGTTCTATTGTTGGTGTTACTGAGCCGGGGGCTTTTGGTGGTCGGGTTTATTCTGGGCGTCCTGATATGAATCCTATGGCTCCTAAGAAACAAGAGGATGACACTCCTGCTCCTGCTCCTAAGCCCAAGGTTGAGGAGCCTGTTGTTGATGTTGAACAGATGGGTAGTGACCGCAGGGCCACAACAAAGAACAGGCGTGGCGGTGGTCGCAGGACTTCTTTTGGCACAAGGGCCAGTCTGATTAACTTGAGAAATGTTAGATGAGCAAGACTCCGGCATGGCAGCGCAAGGAAGGACAGAATCCTCAAGGTGGCCTCAACGCTGCCGGACGCGCATCATACAAGCGGGAAACCGGCGGCACACTCAAAGCCCCAGTAAAGGGCAAGGCGAAGACACCGCAGAGCAAGAGGCGGCAGGGCAGCTTCTTGGTAAGGATGGGCAGCGCCAAGGGGCCGCTGATGAAGGATGGGAAGAAGACACGATTGAAGCTCTCACTAGAGGCATGGGGGCATCGTGGTGACAAGGCTAGTGCTGTACGCAAGGGTCGTTCTTTGTTAGCCTCTTACCAGAAGTCTAAGGAAAGGGCTAAGGCATGAAGTCAAAAGCAAGAACATTGATTGGCAAACAAGAGAGCAATCGTATCAATGCTCGATTGCAACCAGCAATTCAAAATTTAATATCGGGCAAAGATGATGTTAGTGGCGATGCTCTTACAAGCTCCGAAACAAAGCGGTATGTTAGAGACATTAAAAATGCCATAGACATTGGAATGATTAGCAGAACTAACGCAAGAGTTAAGTCTGCTCTTGCTGCTGCAATGAAATAAGGAACTGTGTAATGCCTAACGTAATGGGAAAGAAATACGCTTACACTCCTGCGGGGAAGAAGAAGGCCAAGAAAGCTGCCAAGTCTTTGCTGACTGCTGCACAGAAGAAGCTGCCGCAGGACTTGCAGGATAAGATTGCCAAGAGCAAGATGCGCAGTGCCTAAGTATCAGTTCAGAGACGGCACTCCGTATGATGGGCCGTATTTTATTATGCAGGACGGTAGGGTTCTGTCTGGTGCAACTTACACACGCAACTCAAAGCGTCTAGTGGAGATGGAAGATGGCGGTGAACGCAGCGGGAAATTACACGAAGCCAGCGTTGAGGAAGCGCCTATTCAACCGCGTAAAGCGCGAGGGAAAGGGCGGAAGCCCCGGTCAGTGGTCAGCAAGAAAAGCGCAAAGGCTAGCCCTGCTGTATAAAAAAGCTGGCGGTGGGTACACTAACTAAGGAGAAGAACATGCCTACAAAGAAAAAAGGAAAAGGTGGCAAGGGCGGTAAGGGCTATTAATCATGAAGCCACTAACCAAGCCACAAAAGAAAACATTATTGAAGCACTCAAAGCATCATACGACAAAACATATGAAGCTAATGAGAAAGCTTATGGGCAAAGGCAAGACATTTACTCAATCGCATAATGCCGCTCAAAAGCAAGTCGGCTCATAGTAAATGGCACTGGCAGCTTCACAGAAATCCCTAAGAGCATGGACGCGACAGAAATGGCGCACCAAGTCAGGGAAGCCCAGCACTCAGGGCAGCAAGGCTACTGGTGAGCGGTATCTCCCTGCTGCCGCCATCTCTGCCCTGAGTGACGAAGAGTATCGGCGCACCAGCCGGAAGAAACGCGCTGCCGTAAGGCAAGGCAAGCAGTTCTCAAAGCAACCTAAAAGCATTGCTAAAAAGACTGCGAGTTACAGATGAGTTTCCTGCACACACTTAAACCAGAAGAGCGAGAGATCCTGCGCAGGGTGGTGAAGAAAGTCCACCTTGTTCACCACCCAAAAGAGTTTGTTACTGACCGCGAGGCCGACAAGGTTATCGCGGCTATTGGTCCAGAGGTGGTTGATCGGATGATTAAGTTCGGCAAGGATCAGAAGGTTGACCAACTTTAGCTACAAGCCTGACGGCAACACTCTCAAAGCATTTATGAAAGACAATACGTTCTTTCGTGGCATCAGGGGTCCGGTAGGCTCTGGCAAGTCAGTTGCTTGTTGCGTTGAGGTCTTTCGCCGTGCGCTAGAGCAGAAGCCAAACAAGGATGGTGTTCGGCGCAGCCGGTGGGCAATCATCCGAAACACCAACCCACAGCTTAGAACAACGACAATCAAGACTTGGCTTGACTGGTTCCCAGAGGATCAGTGGGGCAAGTTTATGTGGTCGGTGCCATACACACACAACATCAGGCAAGCTGATCTGGAACTTGAGGTTATCTTCTTGGCCCTTGATCGCCCCGAAGATGTAAAGAAGCTGCTGTCATTGGAACTTACTGGCATCTGGATCAACGAGGCCAGAGAAGTGCCAAAGTCTATTATTGATGCGTGTACTATGCGTGTGGGTCGTTTCCCTTCTATGCGTGAAGGTGGGCCATCATGGTCAGGTGTGATTGCTGATACCAATGCACCAGAGGAAGATCACTGGTGGCCCATTATGTCTGGCGAGGTGCCTGTTCCTGACCACATTCCTCACGAGCAAGCGCGTATGCTGGTCAAGCCAGACAACTGGAACTTCTATGTGCAGCCGTCTGGTATGCGTGAGAAGATAGATAAGAACGGCAATGTTCTGGACTACGAGTCAAATAAAGGCGCTGAGAACGCCAAGAACATGCTTGAGAGTTATTACTCAAACCTTATTCGAGGCAAAACTAAAAGCTGGATTGATGTGTATGTAATGAACCGTCTTGGCACTATCCAAGAGGGTAAGCCTGTTTATCCAATGTTTAATGGTGAGACACACATTGCTACTGAAGAAATACCTATTGCTGCTGGTATTCCGTTGTACATTGGCATCGACTTTGGTTTGACACCCGCTGCTGTGTTTGGGCAGAAGGTACGCGGTAGGTGGCTAATCCAAGCTGAGATTGTGGCGA